GGGTACTAATATGGTTTTTGATTCAATCATTAATTATAAAACGACCAAACCCCGCTTTGTTATTCCAACGCTTCATTGAGCAACACACACACTTTGGCGTATTGCCTTTGCACCTCCTTATCGGTGTGTAAAATGTTGCTAAACTCGTTTACCGAATTGATTGCCGTTGAATGGTCGCGATGTATGATCCGCCCAATTTCCGCCCACGGCATCCCTAACCTTTTTCTGCAAATAAAGTTGAACATATGACGGGAGTATAACGATGCCCTTTTCCGTGATGGGCAAAGTATTTCATCGGGGGTTAGTTCCGATACTGTGCAAACCGCCCTCAATACTTCCTTCCAATGGTTGGGTGCATCGTTAAAATCAACCCGTGGGTTTATAATTTCCTTTTTTAACAATTGGATTTTGGTTAGGGCCTCGCCTTGTATCTGCACTAACAATAATCGAAGTCGTTTAATTTCTTGTCGTTGGTTGTGTAATTGCTGGTAATGGCTTGTCATATCGTTTGTTGAATTGCTTTGAAAATTTGGTATGCCACTTGTGGAACAATTGCATTCCCGTATGCTTTTATGGATTCGTTTCTCCATTTTGAAAAGGTAATTCCGTCCAATTCGGTGGGAAGCCCATCATCTCCGCCACAAATCGGGGATTGAGTTGGGAACTTTTCCCATTCCATATTGAAACCAAATGGTTCAATTCGTCCTCCCTTGTCTTTCCGTCTTTCCGTGGCTTCGCAGTTCCCGCATTGTGTTGGTGTGCTGTTGGAGTTGGCAACAATCCCATTGACATCGCCCGATTCAATGTTACTGAATGCATTGATCCGCTTTTCACTTGTGTGGATTTCATTGTTGCAGTTGCGTTTGTGCAATCCATGGCAGTTGGTGTTGGTAGCAACGAACCAGACACGATCTCTTCCGTGTGGGGCATTAACCGCCGCCGCAGGTATAACCACGGCTTGGACTGCGTACCCCTCAGATTCCAAGTCAGAATGCACCTCGTCGAATACCATCCCTCCATTCCAATTAAGCAACCCAAAAACATTTTCCCCCACGATGTACTTTGGTTTAATCTCCCGTATTGCTCGAAGCATCTGGGGCCATAAATGGCGTTCGTCTTCTTTACCTTGTCGTTTTCCCGCCATTGAGTAGGGTTGACATGGGAATCCTCCTGTGAGAATGTCAATTTTGTTTGCATATTTTGTAAAATCGGTTTTTGTAATGTCGTCAAATGATTCTGCGTTCGGCCAATAATGGTGTAACACTTTTTTACCAAATTCGTTCCACTCGCAATGGAAAACATTTTCCCATCCCATCCATTCGGATGCTAAATCAAACCCTCCAATTCCCGAAAATAAACTACCGTGTTTCATCATTTGTCTTCACAAAGATACAAATAAACAAGTAATAAACAATTTATTTAATTGAATACACTCCATAATTAGATTTAATACCCAATGCCATCATTTCATGATAACGCCAACTGTCGATTGCGTGGTCTGTTCCAATGGGGTTGTTCATGCTTCGCCCCTGGGCATCACTATCCCAACAATAATTCCTCAACTCTTTGATTAAATTGGTGGATGTGGATGTAACCAAATAGGATTGTGATTGCATTATCTGTATTCCGTAATTGATGGAATCCTTGCCCTTGGTCACCCCCTTGATTCTTATACCGTATCTTTTTATTTCATCAATTGACTTTGGTTCGGCACTATCCGCATAAACGGGTACATGATTGGGTAATGCCTTTGCAATGTCCGAATTAAGCATTCCCGTGCGATATGCGACCTCATCTATTATTCTTTGACCATTGTACTCATAAACGGCAACGATGGCCGTAGGGTCGTTTGTATACCCAAAATCCACACCAATGCCAAGCAACCTTGCATCCTCGGGAATGGTGTCAATGGTTTGCCAATTGGAAAAGATAACCCCTTGCAAGTTTCCAATCTCACCAAGTCCATATACCCGCCACCAATTTGCCCAATAATTGGATGTGGTTGCCCTATCCCGTGCCTTTTCAATTTCCGTTACAATGGATTTATCCAATGCTTCGTTATCCTTGTAGGTAAGCACAATCATTTCCGCATCGGGGTCGTTTACCAATTCACTATCCACCCAAAATTCCGCAACTGGGTTGTAATCCAAATAAATAAATTTGCGGGTACGAATCGCCATTTGGTAATATGATTCCCAATCGATGTTGTTGCACTCGTTGACAAATAGAACATCACGCCTCGCACCCCTTAATTTTTGTGGTTGGTCTGCACTAAAAAACTCGATGTAACTGTCATTGCTAAATGTGTATGTCAATGATGATTTGTTCCATTTTAACGGATCAAACATTCCCACCATGTCCAAGATTTTAAGGAAGTCACGGATTGCACCCCTTCGCAAATGTGGGATGGTTTCCGATACCACGCTTATTTCACACTTTGCGTTTTGCACCGCGTATGTGATAAGCATCGGAATGATACTGAATGTTTTTGATGAGGATGTGCCACCCCTAACTATCCGCACCCGCTTCCTTAGGTTGGCAATTTTACTTTGGGCGGTCGTGGTTTGCAACATTACTTCACATCCAAATCAATGCCGTTGAAGATTGGTTTTTCGGTTGTAACATCAATTTGTTGGGTGGGCATACCGAATCCCGAATCCATCAATTGTTTGTACGCACCCACATCACCTTTCCTTGCCTTGTGTATCATTGCAAGTGTGATTAAATCTTCCTGGCTTAGTTTCTCCAATTCTCCCGTGATGGGGTTTTTTGTGTCTTGCATAACCTCCAACCACTTCCGTGCAATGGTGCTTCGGTTCTTTGTTCCCTTGGGTCTGCCATTGGGATTGCCGCTTTCCCCTGGTTGGAAGGGGATTAAATCTTCCTTACTCATTCTGTTTTTGTTCTGTTTTTAACTGACTAAAATTGTATTTGCAATTGCTTGATATTGTTGCTTCCAAACTTGTTTACCAAATCAAGCGGTGTGTTTACGGATGCAATAAAATCGACAAGGTCATCGTTCTTATAAAACCATTCAACCCCATACAATGGATTGTTCTTTATGTTTTGTTTCCGAAAATGCCGATGCAATGTTTTCTCAAAAGAACCAGCGTTTTTAATAACCTTTAATAATTTTGCACTTGGTGCATACAATTGTATTTGCTTTATTCTCGACTTGACGCTTTTTGATATTCCAATCTTAATTCCAAAGTCGCTTTCAATAAAATATAAATCCGTTACTATATCACTTATGTAATTTACGGAAGCATCTGACATTGAAACCTCATAAAATTGATACAACAATCTTTTAGTGTAATCGTTTACTTCGCCATTGTGAATATGAATAATGTCTTTAATCAACTTTCGTAATTGGGTCAATTTATTTTTAGTCCCCTTTGGTTTTCCTTTGGGGTTTCTAATTTCGCCGTGCTTAGGTGGTATTAAATGTTGTTCGTTTGCCATAAGTTGGTTTCAATCGTTTGGTAAAATTGGGATAGGCATCCACCAAATTGGTTGATGTATTGGTGAATCATCGTGGGCCAAATACCATTGGTCTTCCATTATGTACCCTATTTGTTTGGTGTCAATTAATACCCATTCATTATCAATGGGGGTGGTTCGGTTGGTTTCTCTCCATGCTTTCATAATTCAACTCCGTTTCTTTTAATTTTAATTGTTGGGTCTAACTTTTTCATTCTGTCAATAATAACTTGGCAATACTTTGGGTCAAGTTCCATTCCGTAGCATTTGCGTTTAAGTTGGTGTGATGCAACCATTGTCGTTCCGCTGCCAAGAAACAAATCCAAAATTAAATTACCCGCTTGGTAATTATTAAAACACCATTCTACTAATGCAACTGGTTTTTGTGTCGGGTGTAATCTTTTATCTCCCGATTCTGATGCCTTTGCGATTCCGTGCCACATGTGGCGAAACACATCAACTTTAACCCCTTTATTTACAAATGCCAATTCCGCTCCGCTGAATGTATCTCCAACTCTTTCTTTGTCCCATACAAGCCAACCAAACCCATTGGGCAATATTGATGAATAATAATTTGCTCCCCACCAAATATGTAACGCATCGGGATAAAGTGAGTAAATCAAATTAAAACTATCAATTGCGGCGTTCACATCGCCATCGCCTAAAATTTGCCCAAAATCGTTGCCCTCTACTATTTTTCCACTTTTTGTCGGCGCGGTTATTCCTTTTCCGCTATGTGAAATCCCATACGGCGGGTCGGTAAAAACCATGTCCGCCTTTTGCCCATCCATCAATCTTGAAACCACATCACTATCCGTTGAATCACCACACAACAATCGGTGTTCACCTATCTCAAACAAATCACCCAATACAATATCGGTTTCAATGTTTTCGGGTTCTTCAAAATTATCATCCTCCGCTTCCAATTCAGTCAAATCCATATTAGGCACATCCAAACCCCATTCGTTCAATTCTGCGGGGTCCCAATCGTTTGCCAATGCATCCCAATCCCACTCACCAAATCCGACATTATCCTTTATTAAAAATTCCCGTTGTTGTTGCTCGGTTAGGTTTTCCGCCTTAATGATTGGCACTTCCTTGATTCCTATTTCCTGGATGGCTTTTAATCTCATGTTGCCACCCAATATCATCATTTCATTGTTGACTACAATTGGTCTAATTTCCAACATTTCGGGAAAGTCCTTAATTGATTGTACCAACTTCTTAAATTTATCATCCTTAATTATACGGGGGTTTTCCGTGTTTGGGACGATGTCTTTTGTTTTAACCCATTCGATATTCATTTGTTTAGTTTTATTTGATGTGTGATAATTAAAAAGTCCATGTGTTGTTTCTTGTCACCCATTTCGATGTGGTGTTTTCTGCAAAGTGCCATTAAATTTTCGATGGTGTCCTTTGTTTTTGTGCCTCCCATTCCCCGTGGATGGATGTGGTGAATATCCACGGCCTGGCTTCCGCACACCTCACAAGGGATAAAATCCGTGGTGTCATAACCAAAGTATGTTAAATAAATCTTTGTGTGTGGTTTCATCTTTGATGGCTTTCAAATATAGTTCATTACAAACCCTTGGGTTCATTTCCATGGCCTTGCCTACCTTTTCCCATGTCATGCCCATATCCTCGCGTAGAATCATGATTGCGTACTTCTTAGCAAGGATTTCACGGCGTCTAACCACGGCCCCCATTTTGCTCGGTCTTGAAATTTCTGTCTGCATTTTATACACATATAAATTTGGTTGGGTTCAATGTTTGGCCCCAACTCGTTGATAAGTTCTTTTGTTGATTCTGCATGATGGTCACAACAATCACAAAGGTTTCTCGTAAGTTTCATACACCTGGGTTAACTCGTTAATCATGTTTTGCCATGCCTTGGGGTTGCACGAACATGGCTTGTAAATTCTTTTGGAACGGAATATCCGTGACCATATTTCCGCTATCTTGTTCGCTTCCATTGGGGCCAATGTCGTGTCGTTGACTGTCTTAAAATGTGTCCACCAATGGTATTCATCTTCCGTCATGCACAATGGTTGACGGGTTGGGAAAATCTTGTTCAACTTTTGTTGGCGTTCTGAACACCCACAATCCGACCCTCCGATGAATTGTACTACTGCTTCAATCCCCGTGGCTTGTGTCACCTTCTGAATCATATCCCCCACCCCGATGGATGGTCGTGATTCGGTGTACTTCTTCCGTGTTTCGTTTTTCTTCTGCATAAATTTTGTATTTTACCGTTGTTCTTTGTTTGATAAATTGTTTGGCGTTTTTGATTGAGTTAAATACACTATGGGTTGGTATGCCCGTCTTTTTTTCAATGTCACGCATCGAATGTCCGTACACAAAATGCAGTTCCAATAACATCTGGTCATAATCGCGTAGGTCGTCAATTGCTTTCTTTACTTCACCCATCAAGTCCATGTGGGCCATTTCAGCCATTTCGGGGCTTTCTACGGGGTTAAATTGGTCTTGGTGTGGTATTGTCTTGTTTTCCGCCCGTTTGATGTCTATAAACGCATTATGTAGCATTTTGAAAAGATAGATGGTGTTGATGGTTCCGTTGTAATTGGCGAATCTGTTTAGCGAACCCTCTTTGATTTGTATTTCCCCCAACTTCAAATACATCGTTTGCACCATATCATCGACCTCATCACGATTCGCACCTAAGTATTTGGCTATTTTAATCCATTCAATGTGACGTTTGGCGATATCGTTAAGCGTTATCAAAGTAACTTTCTATTTGCACAATAAAATCTTCAAACGAATATACCAACACATACTTATAATTCATGGCCTCGACCATTAATTGCCACTTCTTTTGATGTTCGGATTGTTTATTCGGTTTAATTTTTAACTCAATAAATAACCCGTGGTGGGTTAGGTTGGGCATAAACAATACCAAATCCGAAACACCTGGGATAACCCCCTCCGCTTTTAACCTTTGGGCCGTAAACAAATCGCGTGATCCACCATTAGGAACATGGATTAATAAATCCCCCATTTGGCGGTATTGTAGTCGGAACCACTTTACACATTGCACTTGCATACGGCTTTCCAAATGCTTCATTCCCCGTCTAAATAGATTGATTTGGCTTTTGTGAATCCTTTGTTATACCACCATTGGGCGTGGATTTTTTCATCCCGTTTTAATTCGTGAAATAAATCCGTGGGGATGGTGATGTTGTGGTTTATCTGCAACCATTCAATCAACTGGTCTATGGGTGTAATTTCTTCGTTTAACATTATTTTGTTTCAATTGCGTTTTTAATTGACATGGTCATGTAATCCAATGCCCGTTTATAACCATCCGCATAACCATCGTCATAACTCATTTCCTTTCCAATCGCTTCCATTTCTTTGGCTTGTTCTAAAAAAGTTTCGTGTTTGTATTTGACTTGGTATGTTGTTTTATCAACAATGATAATTCGGTGTTCAATTAATTGGTCAAGAAACCACTCCACTGCCGTTTGTTGTTTATTGTTTGTCATATCAATATCCTAAATCCTTTTTAACTTGTGATTGTTTTGCCTGGCGTTCATCGTATTTTTTACCACGCAATTCGGGTGTTTCTTCTTGCACCAATCTACGAACCCGTGTAATGGTGTCGGAGGATGTTAACCGCCCATTGGCCATTAATTTTAAGAAGTTCATCGCGGTGGTGTTGGATGATGGGTATCCCATCGCCTCCATTTCCAATTTCCAATACCATGCAACCAATTGTTGGTCGTTGTCTTTGAAGTCGGTGTACTGCGTGAGCAAGTCAATCACCGTTTGTTTAATATCCATTTTCATATTTGTCGATACAATAATACTATTTTAATTTCAAAATTCAAAGGGTGATGAAATTTTTGGTTCTGTATTTTCGCGATAACTTGTCAACCTACCTTCGTAGTATGTCGGAATTATTGCACACTCCCCGTTTCTATTTTTGGAAATAATTAATTCAGCCCCTTCAATTTGTGATTGTTCTGGTAAGTATTTTTCGGGTCGGAAGGGGAACATAACCACATCCGCATCCTGTTCAATCGCACCCGATTCGCGTAGGTCTGATAACATCGGGCGTTTGTCCGCTCTGTCCTCCGATTTGCGTGATAACTGTGCTAACAAAATAACGGTGATTTTTAATTCCTTTGCCAACAATTTCATTGCACGGGATATTTCCGCAATTTCTTGTTCCCTCATATCCTTTGTACCTTTCATTAATTGTAGGTAATCAACCATCAACACATCCAACCCATGTTTAGATTTGTGTATTTTGGCCTTTGCCTTTACTTGGCTCAATCTTGCATCAATATCATCATCAACCCAAAAGTTGATTTTTTGATTGTTTGCCATCTGAATGACATTATCAATTTCGTATGGTTGCAACGCCCCATTGCGAATCTTCCAATTGTCAATGTTGCCCAAAAGTGAAACATACCTTCGTGCCAATTGATCCGATGGCATTTCTAACGATAAGAATAAACCTTTACCACCCAACTCCGCAAAATCTTTCATCAATGATAATGCCAATGCAGTTTTCCCCATCCCTGGGCGACCTGCAATTACAATTACATCACCTTCGTTGTAACCGCCCAAATACTTATCTAAAAACTTCCACCCCGTGGGTTTACCCGTTAATGTGTTGCCCTTCTTTGAGTTTTCAATAATTCGGTCAACTTCGATGTTGGTCAACTTAATAATTTGTTCCGCTTCTTTGTTAGTGGAAAAGGTCGTGGCTTCCAACGCATCTTGTAGGTCGTTAACCAAACTTTTCAAATCCTTGTTGATGTCTATGTTACTAATTTTACGCACCAACTCATCACGCAAATACTCGTATTCAAGATATTTTAAGTGTGGTTTAATGTCATGGATGCCACTGGCTTCTTGTTGCAGTTTAACAATTTTCACCATGTCAGTCCGCTCAAAGTGATGTCCTAAAGTTACGATGTCGATGGGTTCATCATTGAAATACATTTCCGTCATGACATCAATTAATTTTTTGGCGAACGGATCGGTGAACCAATTTTTGTTTACTTGGGGTAAAAAATGACGGGCCGTGTCATAATACAGAATGTTGGCGAGTACGATTTGTTGTTTGTTCATAGTGTGGCAAGTTTAAGTTTATTTGTTGAAATCTGTGTTGTTGGTTGGTCTAATTTTAACATCCAATTACTCGCGGCGGATTTCCATTGTACGATTCTCGCACCGCCACGGCGGGTCCAATCCATTGATTCCCAATAATGGTAAAAACGGGACCCTTCAATTGATTCAAATTTCTTTTCTTTAAAATACTGAATACAATCATTTTCACTTGGTTTGGAAACTTGTTTCCCTTTATTCTTTTCTTTATTATTCTCTTTACTATTATCTATGGGTGAAATATCTTTCGTGGGGGGTGCGAAATTAATTTCATGGGGGGGTGCAATATATTTCGTGGGGGTATCAACACCAACAAACGATATCGCCATCCGAATAACCCGTTCCGAATTATTGGTCAACTGTACTTTTATCAGATACAATTTTTTAAGGTTTGCAATCATTTGTTGCACTCGCCTGGTTGAACACCCGACCATGTTTGCCAAATAATCATTTGATGCAAAACAACCATCCTCACCATCAAGTGAGTGAATCTCCGCCCAAAGGAATTTTTCCAACGGGCAAAGTGTTTGATGTTCCCAAATCTCTCTTGGAATCCATACGCCTGTAAATTTTCTTTTCATCTAAAACAAAAAACCCCAATGGGGTGGCGGAGTAGGCTTCCAACCATCCCAAAGGGGTAAATATCGTTTAACATCATGGATAGCCTACATCCCGTTAACGCCACAAATATAAAATAAATTATCCGTATATTTGCACAATCCGTTTGTTATTTGTCATATCATAGGATGGGGGGCTTCATTGCCCCCTTTTTATTGCGTTAAACATCACAACAATCCAAATGACACCACCCAACCCCACCATTGATATTCCGATGCACTGGGCTACATACGGGTGATGCACAATTAACCACCCGTAACCCAATCCGCTTAATACAATACAGACAAGGGATAAAATAAACATTCTCATTTTACAACCTCCATTTTAGTTTGTTTGGGGTGCTTCGGTTTATAATACCGATTGCATATTGCCATTGTAACGGAATGTTCCATGTCAATTTCCCACATGTCAATAACAAATCGAATCACTTCCCTAATTGTAATTGTCGGTTCTGGGTCGGGGTTGTTTTCCAATATATTCATCAATGAAATCAATAAGTGCAACTCGTTTGTTAATTCAAATGGATCAACTCTTTTTGGATTAAATCCCGAATCGTACTGCATTAATGCATCCATTACAATTTTTGATACTGGTCTATTTTGCATCAACGCCATTGCGTTCAAATGTGCTTTTTCAAACTCACTTATGCGTAATGAAAAGTTTGCCATTTTTTTATCGGCATCTAATTTTTTTGCTCTCATTTTGCTTGTTCAATTAATTCAATTATTTCCTCTGGTGTTTCGTGAACTTCGATATATTCGTTTTGATAATCCACATAAATTAAAGTATTTGGTTCCGTTACATAGTGTTCCAATTCAAAGTATTTTATCCTTGAAACATTAATATAAATAGGCCAATATAACATTTCGTCAAATTCAAAATCTCTATCTCTACAAAAACCTTCATATGTCCTTGAATCTATTTCCTCAGTACCTAAAACGGGGTTTACTTTGATGAATTTCATTTGCTTAGTTTTATTTGGATCGTGTCCTCGTTCTGAATGTACTGGGCGGGTGTTATTAATTCCCCATCCGCACTAATCAACAAACCTTGGTTGGTTGTTTTATACGCATATTGGGCTTGTTTCTCCAAC